TTACTGCAGCACTGGTAGGTAATGTAGTATCATTATCGTTAGAACCAATACCTTCTGACTCAGTTACAATAGCAGAAGCTTTAAAGTTATCTACTTCAATATTAGATACAGTATTATTATCTACATCAATAGTCTTGTTTGTAATAGTCTGAGTGCCAGTAAGGGTAGCTACAGTAGAGTCAATAGCTGCTGTTACTGTATTACCAGAACCAGTGGTAGTTATACCAGTTCCACCTGCAATTGTCAAGGTTTCACTATCTAAATCAATACTTAATGCACCACCACTATCCCCTTGGAAGTCAAGGTCTTGTGCAGTTACTTGTGCATCTACGTAAGCTTTAACTGATTGCTGTGTGGGGATAAGGGTAGCAGAGTCAGAAGACATATTATCTTCATCAACAAATGCTGTGACAGTGATTGTACCATCCGATAGGTTAGCGAAAGTAATATCACCTGCACTAGAGCCACCAATAGTTACACCGTCTATTGTACCACCATTAATGTCTGCTGAAGTAAGCGTGATAGAAGCAATTGTACCACCTTCAACTTTATCACCAGAGATTTGATCATTAGCTAGTGTAAGTGTACCCGCAGATACATCAAGTGTTTTACCTGAGCCTACTGTAATGTCTGAGGTAGCAATAGTAGCACCATCAATAGTACCACCGTTAATATCTGCAGTATCAGCTACCAGAGAGTCAATATTAGCAGTGCCATCAATATAAAGATTACGCCACTGTTTTGTTGCACTGCCAAGGTCAAAAGTATCATCTGTGTTAGGAATAACATGGCTATTAATCTCTGCTCCGATTACAATATTGTCTGTGTCGGAATCACCTAGAGTAATATCACCACCAAGTGTAATATTTCCATCTACAGTAAGATTACCTGCAAAGTAACCATCTTTAAACTTAAGGGAGTTAGTACCAAGGTCAATGTCGTTGTTAGTTACAGGGACAATAACACCATCTTGAAATCTAAACTGCTCTACTGATGAGCTTGATACATCTACAAAAACACCAACTCTATTATTAGTATCACTGACAACAACCTTGTTTAGTGGAGTAACAACACCTGGATCACCAATGAGTCCAATTACTGGACCTTCACCTGCAGTGCCGTTATGTTTGTGTCCTGTAGCATTATGGAAAGCAGCAAGTAACTGGTCAAACTCGTCATTAGAGTCTGCTGCCTGAATAATATCACCGTCTGTATATGTAGACTGTCTTGTATAACCTGCCATTTACCTTCTTGCTCCTACATCAAATTCTAGCTGGAAACCCTTTAGTGAGTATGGTGAGGATTCTCCGTTATCAACCACACGAAGTGCTACAGCAAAACCTGATCCTTCTACTGGTTGTCTTACTAATGGATTAGATTGACCACCATACGTAGCAGTTCCATAAGTACCTGTACCATAAATAGCAACAACCTTTGTTGAATCAAAAGGATAAGCTGCTGGACGAGGGGCATCAGGTGACTCGTAATCGTACCTTAAAAACAAATCGGAGTTTACTGTTCCCGTTGGCGAGTAGTTAATAATAACTCTCTGAAATGCTTTACGTATACCTGCATCACCTGCAGTAAGGTCAGGACTACGGTAACGTCCTATAACATTTGTACCGTCAAACTTATTTGTTTTTTCTTGTCGATAGATGTAGCCATCATATCCACCATGTAATACAAAAGTATCACCTTGAACACTTACTGAGTCTGTACTTGCAGGTTGAATACCTTTTAGTTTAGCGAACTCATAACCTTGAGCTTTTCTTACTGCAATAACACCAGATGTCTGTGCTTGTGTTTGATTATTAGGTTTAGAAAAGAAAATACGGTATTGAGTTTTATCTGGTATGACTAAACTGTTAAAGTCATCAACATCAGTTTCACCCTCAAATAATTCTTGTACGGGTCTGCTGATTGTACCAAGCTCAACGTCATTAATTTTAGCTGTACCAGCAACAGTCCTTAAACCATCTCTACCTAAGAAGATTATTTCACCAGCAAGTTCTTGTACAGTAAAACCGTTAAGACAACCAATGTCTCTTGTTACAGGTTGCATCACAAAGTCTGCAATAGTATTACCTACAAGTTTATATATGCGTTCTTCTGCAAAGATATAAAGCTCGTCACGGAATGGGAACAGTGCAGTGATCTTACTATCTACTCGTATTGAACCTGCACCATTAGCTGCACTAAAGTCATTATCTGTATACGGTGCAGTAAATACAACTTCTTCTGGTGAGGCTGACATACCTGCAAAGAACAAAGCATTTTTAAAATGTTTTACAAACTTAGGGTTAGCTGGTGCACCTGTAGCATTAAGGTCTGTTACTGTTGTACCATTATATTTAGTAGCATTATTAGCACCATCAGCCCACACAATAACTTCTGTACCAGCTAAGTTATATCTGTCAAAAGAATAACGTATGGCATTAGTTCTACCGCTATCAATGCTTGTCCAAGAACCACTACCACTAGCTGCTTCATAAATACTTGTACCTCTAGCAGCAATTACTTTACTATTACCTGCAAAGTATGCAGACATTAGGACAGGTTCTGTAGAACTAGCTGTTTGTGGAACTACATTAGTATTCCACTTTTCAAAACCATTGATTCGTCTGTAGCCACCTCCAGTGTCAGGCTCAAAGTTTTCTAACTCTAACGCCATCCCTGGTTCCATAGCAAAGGTAGAACGGTCAAGAACTAGACCACCCTGCAATGGAAAAACAAAAGGGTTTAAGCCTGATTCATCTGCCATCTATGCTACAAATCTTCCAATAGGTGTTCTTGATACTACTGTAGAACGTAAGTAGTTTGTTCTGTTACTAAGTAAGCTTTGCATACTTTTAATGCCTTGTTCAAAACGAGCAAAGTTTAATTGGTACTCACCACCTTCACCACGGTACTGATAACCAAAAGCTGTGGCTCCATCTACAATAACTTGACGATATTGTTCAGGTATTGTAGGGGCATCTGTTGCTGCAGATAGTGCAGTTGTATATACATAGTATTCAAATTTTATAGAATATGCTTTATCTGGGTAAGGGTATAAACCAAAATTATTATCTGGAGTTCTAAATACGTGAGTAGGTACACTACCCATATCAGCTCTGTCTTCTTGTTCGATGTGTTTATTTAAGTAATCTTTATAATCTAAAACAGTCAGTGACCTACCTTGAGCACCTAAAGAAGTATCTTCTACAACTCTAAAGGTATCGTAGTCTACATGTTTAGATGTCGCAGGTATAGTATAACGTGTTGTTCCAGCTACAAGTGTTTCTGTTTGTGTGGCATGATTGTAAGGCCAACTAAATTCACGAGTATTAATATAGTTAATAGCATCGTTTACTGCATTCTTACATTGGGTTTGAAATCCACGAGAAGATGTAAAGCCAGCTTCAGTTAAAGCTACCTCATTAAATCTAGCTAGAACTTCGTTTGTAAGACCTAAGTAATTATATGCCATTGTGTTCCCTTAAGATAGCCTAAAGGGGCCACTCAAAAGCAGCCCCTAAGGTTAGTTCACTTATGCAAGCGTATCACGGTCTACTTCCGCAGCAGCTTTAGTAGCACCCATTGGGGCATATACTACAAAGAACTGGAAAGAACCTGCTGATGGAGCATTTGAACCTGCAAGCAATGCAGTAATGGTCGTGTCAGCAGTTGTGACATTTGTGATGCCGTTTACTGTGGTAGTAGTGGCACCTAATGTTTTAGCACCATTAATATCAGCAGTACCAAGCATGTCAACGTCACCACCTGTTACACCATAGCTTACTGCGTTAGCACCACCGACAGTGGCTGCAGCAGTACACTCAGAGCCAGCAGCAAGAACCACGCAATTGCTTGGAACTACACCGATTTCGTGAGTTGAGCTAGTTGTAAGACTACCGTGAGCAATCACAGCAGTCTCAATACGAACTGGAGATTGTAAAGCCATTGTTTAGTCCTCCCTTATGCCAAGTTGTATTTGGCGTTAACAAGAGCTTCTGGACGAAGGATCTTGCGGCCGTATAGATGCATACCACGAACAATGTCAGCAAAGCTGTCAGGGTCACGATAAGTTTCAGTCTTGTTGATTTGCTCCGCAGTTGCGACAGCAGAATCATGACCAGCTACGATAACACCGTAGTTAGCGTTTTGGTTTGCAGTACCTGTAGTAGCTGAACCAGTACCAACTGAAGGCAGGTTGCTTGAAGTGTATACACGGAAACCGTGGAAGTTATTCAAGACCAGACCATTGCGTAGTCCACCTGATTCACCGAAGTCTGCGTTGAAGAGGCGTGAATCCTCGTCACGAAGTACTTCCATAAATACTGGGTCAACTACAAGCCACCGTCCTTGAGTATCAACTTGCTGTTGATCCAAGAGGCGAGCCATACGAGCAACAACCATTGCTGGTGAAGCTGTAGCAGTTGGAAGAGCTGTGGCACCAGGCAAACGTGCTGCAACTGGGATCGAATGATCACCTGCAGAGCCTGTTGAAATGTTACCAAAGTCACCTTTTTTCAGTTTCATGCTTGCAAGCAATTCATCTGAACCAGCAGTGGCTACTGCTTTAGTACCATTTACAGTAGAGTTTACTGTATCGGCATCTGCATGCAAAGCTGATTGCTTGTAGCCAGCCAAGTAACCAAGAACTTCTTGGTCATGCTGGTCAGCCAAACGATAAGCTGCACGGTTGGTTGCAAGATCCATGAAGTTTACATGTGAGTGAGCTTCTTCGATGTCGTCGATTTTGAAAGCAAAATAGTTAGCTTTATCAACGACCAATGAGAAATCCTCATCGTCAAGATCTTGTGCTGAGATGTTAGTACCACGAGCATATGAGCTTACGGAAATCTCAGGTTCTTTAATGATTTTTACAGTGTCGCCTTGGGCACTGATCTCTCCGAAATAATCAGAGTTGGTGATGTCACCACATACAGTACTCTTGCGGAAAGCAAGTTGTACTTTTTTGGAGTAGATTACGGATGAGAAGTTACCGTTAGGTAAGTTACCGTATCCCCCTGCTGTTGAAAAAGCCATAATAAATCCTCCTGATAGTTGGCTTCGTTACAAAGCTAATACCAATAAGAGGCTGTTACATTTTCTAGGGTGCGTAAATTTAACAGTCGGCCAACCGTTAGTTTACGGGCCTGTACTTGAACAGGTGGTTCTTTATAGTTTAGACTTGTGGAAATTGGACCAGAACAAAAGGTAGTCATAGAGAGGCTTTTGTTCTATGTCCCTAGTTATACTATTGATTTTTTGTTTGTCAATAGTTTATCTGGCATTACCAGACACGTCATAGACAAATTTACCAGTGCGCATTGCTTTGTTAATTTCGTCTGCACGTTCTTCAAATTCTTTGTCAGTCATCTTAGCAACTTCTGACTCCCGAATTGTATTACTAGAATCAGCTACATCTACTTCTGTTTTACCTCGTTTGGCTACAGGTGATGCTGCTGCTTTCTTGCTTGCTTTCTTAGCTTCTTTAGTAAGACCTTTGTCTGACTTATAAAGATCAATGACACGTACTACTGAGGCTGGATCATCTGCATTTTCATACAGTGCATCTTTAACCCACTTAGGTTGTGCATCAGCCCAGTCATGAAACTCATCTGCCTCACGTAGCTCATCAAAGTCTGAGTGTGACTTACGTATTTCATTCTCAGACTTAACTCGATGAGCTTCTGCATGAGCTTCGTCAAGTTCTTTTAGTCGAGTATCAGCCTTTTCAAACATCTCCTGTGCTTTCTTAGCTGCAATTGTTTCTACAATACCAGCTACATCAGGATACTCTTTAGCCCACTCTTCAATATCTTCATCAGACTTAGGTGGGATAATGCCAGCTTTAGCAGAAGCTTTTTCTAGGTTCTCTAGTTTAGCATCCCACTCTTTTTCTTTCTGCTGCATGTGGCGTCTTAGGTCACCGTAGCGTTTTTTAAAAGACTTTTCTTCTGCAGATAACGTTTTTTCTTCAACTTCTGTATTGGTCTCTGCTTCTTGGGTAGCTTCTTCAACTTCTTCTTCTGCATCTACTGGGGTTTCTCCCCTTGCTTCAGCTTCAAGTTCTGCAATCTCCTTAGCTTCATCTTCCATTCGTTGCTTACGCTTTGCGTGATTGTATCCACGATCAACGAATCCTGCAGTTTTTTGTGTTTCCACTTCTGCTAGTTCAGGCATATTATTCTCCTTATGTTGGGGTCAGCCGTAGCCGAGTAGCCTTATTATTTTTTCTTTTTGGGTCTTAATACTAATCCACCTGTAGCTCTGCCACCTGTGGCTTTACCGTATTTTTGTGCTGCAGATGCTGTTGCAGCCCTAGCTTCTTCGGTTGTTTTTGTACCTGTTGAAGCTTTAGCTGTAGGTGTTCGTGCTCTTGCAGCAGCTATTTCTGCCCCTGAGGGTCCAGGATCTCCACCTTCACTTTGTTGGCGCAGATCTTGTTGCTGTTTAATTTTTCTAGCTTCTTCTAGTCCAGCATCTTTAGTGTCTGGTCTAGAAAACTGGTCCATGCGTCCAGAAGGCATACCTGCTACAGATTTTTTATCTCCAGTAGGTACTGGTTCAACAGGAGCTTTTTTACCTGTGGCACTTTGAAATCTTGTGAAATCATTTTTTGTCCACTCATCAATATTAGAAGGCAAGTCATCTAAACCAGAGGCTCCACTAACATGACCAGCAAATTGCATTGTTCCACCCGCAAGCGTATCACCAAGCATAGATGTTACGTAACTTGGAGCACCTTTTAAAGCTGTATCAAGTTTAGCTTGGGCTATTGCTGCACCTTCTGTATTTCCATAAGCTTTAGCAATCATTACAGAAGTTCTTAAGTCAGCTACAGTATCTAAAACTTGACCTGCCATAAATAAACTACCTATAGTACCTACAGCAGCAAGTGGACCTGAACCAAGCAAACCTGCTACACCTGCACCTTTTCTTAAGGTAGGATCAGGCATATTGTACTGCTGATTAATAAACTTTTCAACTGACTCTGGATCAGTCCAGTCTACCTCTGCACCCCAGTTCTTAAAGCCAGTAAAGCTAGTCCCAGGAGCACCTGGAGTACCTGGGGCTGTTGGGGGTGTAGAAGAACTGCCATCTCCACCAACTCTTTCTGGAACTGGAGCTGGAGTTTCACACATCTTAGTATCAGGGTTATAAACCATACCCCTGGCTTCACAACTGGCTTCATTTTCTACAGGTACTTCAGTATCAGTAATACCTACTTGAGGTGTTTCAGTACTAAATTCACCAGTGTACTTACCGCCACCTAAAGGGCCTGGAGTGGTTATAGTTTGTTCTGTTGTTAGGCCACCACCTGGATTATAAAAACCTCCAGTAACAACATCAGTTCCCTCATTTGCACCCATAGCCATAGGTTGTGTGTATTGCATCTGCTGTTGTTGATATGGATCTGTTGGAACCATACCACCTTGAGCCATCATAATGTTGTTGATCTCGTTCATCTCTTCTGGAGATAGATCACCACCCATAGCCATCTGAGGTGGAGCCATAGGTGCAGGTTGTGGACTGTATGGTGTAGGAGCTTGAGGCATCGGTGGCTGCATCATAGGAGCAGCTTGTGGTCCACCAACAGGAACAGGCTCACCACCGATTCTACCATTAGCTTCCATGCTTTGCAAGCCCTGTTTTGCTTTATCTCGTAAATCTTCAAAATGTTTTACACCAAGGTACCTGACGACATCAGCAGGTACTACATACTCACCTTCAGATAGTTGAGCAGATATATCATCTCGTACCTCTTTAGCCATAGAACCATTAGGTACTTCATTGCCTGACACTGGGTCTCGCTTCATGCCATCGTCTTTTAGTCCACCTTGTTGCATAAAGGCCATTTCCATTTGTTCGTTCATAACTGCTCCACCTTTGTTAAAGTCTTTAGGTTTATTTCTAAAATCTATTTCGGGGTTAAACTGCATAGATTTTTCAGCGTAGTTTTTATCATTTAAAGCCATTTTAATTTTATATAGATTTTCTGTGGCATCAGTATATCTACCTTCACCTAAAGCCACAGCAGCTTCTCTACCAGCCAATTGCATCTCATTATAGACAGGAACTTTTTTATGCTCCTCTGCATACTTTTTTAGAGCTTGGTTTACAGCTTCTTGATATTCTTTTTCATACTGCTCAAAAGAAATATTTGGTTTTTCGTTTTCATACTTAAACCTAGCATTACTTGCTATGTTTTCTGACATCTCTTTTTCAAAACCGTATTCGCTAAAAAGGCTATTAAGTAATCTATCAACTTTAGGTGCTACATATTCAGAACCATAAACACCACCTTTTTCTGCCATACGATGTGTCAGATCTCCTGTATGCTCTAGCGCATAAGGTAGTACTCCACCACTTAAAATGTTTTGAGCCTCTACCATAGCAAGCTCAGGTTTACCTCTTTGAATATCTGCTAGTTCTTCAAAAGCATCGTACACTTCTGGATCTATATCATCACGATACCTAATTTTTTTCTTAGGTTCTTTTGTAGAACCAGTTTTTAAATTAATATTGCCACCCATGCTACCTAAAGCATTAGGATCAACCTCAATACGTTTTGCAGTGTCTAAAGTTTTTTTAGCGCCAGTCTTAATTGCACTAGCTGCAGCATCACCTAATCCTGGGATAAGACCTACAAGGGCTGCACCACCTAAAGCG